GGTCCATGCCTGACGCGCCGATCACGCGATCGGTGGTCTACCAAAACGACCGGCTGCAGGCGCTCCTGGATCTCGCTGACCTACTCGGAGGCGTGCCCTACGCCGCACCCGACGGGACGCTCACCATGCGACCCAAGGTCTGGCCGAGCCCGGTCGATTCGCTCCGCGCCGGCAACGGCGGAACGCTCGTCGACATCCAGAAGGGGATGTCCGCCGACCAGGTTTACAACAAGGTCGCATTCCGCGGGCAGGGCGACGCGCAAGACAAGATCCTCGCGTACAGCGAAGTCACCAACGGACCGCTGCGAGTCCGGAACACCGACGGGACGCGCTCCCCGGCGCACCGGCGCCCCACGTTCCGCTCCAACCAGTTCGTCAACACAGCGGCGCAGGCCCAGGCGTACACGGACACCGAGCTCGCCCGCGTCTCCACGCTCAACGCGACGTCCTGGCCGATCGAGGAGGTCTGGAACCCACTGCGCGAGCTCGGCGACGTCATCACCGTCATCGACGAGCACGACAACGCCGTGCTCGCTCGTGTCACCGGCATCGAGCGCAGCCAGAGCCCTACCCAGAAGGTGACGGTGGCCCGTGGCTGAGCTCGAGAAGACCATCCGCAAGAAGCTCGCCGACGTCCCCGACGTCGGACGGATGGTCGGCACGTTCGTGTCCACCGATGGGATCCGCGGCGTCGTCGACGTCGGCGGCGGACGAATCCCCGCCGACATGGCCGGCTACATCCCCGACATCAACGAGACGGTCTGGGTGCTCTTCCTCAACGGGACCGCCCTGATCCTCGGACCGAGCGTTCCGAAAGCCGGCAAAGGGACGATCGTGGGACCGCCAAGCGGCAACCTCGTCCAGGTCGACACTGTCGTCGGGCGCCTCACCATCCCGTACGCCAACGGCCTTACACTCTCCGCCGGACAGGTCGTAAAGCTCGGCGCCGCAAACGACGGCTACTTCGTCTACGCCATCATGTCGACATCGCCGGCCGCGCCCACGCCACCGCCGGCTCCGGGTGGCGGCGGCGGGACGCAGACGCAGATCTTCATGCCGACCGATGCAGGCTCCTACGGCTCGCGCTGGTGGACCAACCAGGTGTACTCGTCCGACTCCAACATCGGCGCGTGGTTCTACGGGAGCCAGATTGCCGACACCATCCCCGACGGCGCCACGATCCAGTCGATCGAGATCAACATCTCGATCTACAGCCTCAGCTACCAAGCACCCAACTTCGGGGTCCACGGGTCCGCAAGCAAGCCCGGCGGCGCCGTCGGGCTCTCCCTCGTCACCGGCGTCTCGATCGCCAGCGGCTTCATCGGCCTCCCCACCAGCTTCGGGGACTACCTCAAGGCCAACGTCGGCGGGGTCGGAATCAACCACGGCGGCTACGCCATCCTCAACTCGCTCGCCTCCGACCCAGCATCCGGCGCTCTGCGCATCCGCTGGTCGTAAGCCCGACATCAGGAGCTCACATTGGGCATCGCGTCTACCGACCTCACCACCTTCAAGCCGACCTTCAACGACACGTCCTCGACGCAAGCCGATATCCAGGCGGCAGCTGACTACGCCGAGAAGGTCGGCAACTACCTGACCGGTCTGGCATCCGCCAAGCCGGCCAGCGCGCGCAACGGCTTCATGTACACCGAGACCGACACCGGGATCACTTGGCTGATGGCGTCCGGCACGTGGGTCGCGATCGCTCAGGTCGAAGTGGCCGGCACGATCACGCCCGCGTCCGGATACACCCTCGGAACCACAGCCATCCTGACCAAACGGCTCGGTGTCGCCCAACTCGAGGTGCAGATCCTGAAGTCGTCCGGCAACCTCGTCGCGGGCGCGACGATCGCAACTCTCCCCTCGGGATTCATCCCCAGCGCCTTCCAGACGACGGTCGGCCAGTCAACGAATGGCGGCGGCGCTGGTGCCGTCGGCCTCTACCTCGACGCGTCCGGGAACATCATCGTCAGCTGGGTCGCGAACGCGGCCGCGACGCTCGCCTGGATCGGCACCCCGTACAAGACGACCCTCTAGGAGGCACCGTGTCGATCATCGACGGAAAGGGACTGGTCACCTGGGAGGGTGGCCTGTTCGAACCCAACAGCGACCTCCTGCGTCGCCTGCAGTGGGCGTTCGCGCAGATCCGAGCGGCGGGCGGGACCATCATTCTCAACGAGGCTGGCCGCCCGTTCGGGGTGCCCAGCGACGCCAACGTGCACGAGGCGTCCCAGACAGCATCCGGCGTCTCCACGGTCTGGTTCCAGTGGGGCCGGTACCTCCGCCACGAGACGCCATCGGCCGCCGATCCGCGCTCGGGGAACACGCTCGCGTCGGAGCACACCGAGGGAATCGCATCCGACACCAACGCACCCACGGCCTCCGATATGGCACTGCGCAAGAAGTACTTCGCCATGGTCGGAATGGTCCAGACCATCCCCTCCGAGTCGTGGCACTTCGCGATCCGTGGCCCCATCCAGCCGGGGATCACCCTGCCGAACACCACCACCGCGGGCGGCGGCTCCGTCCCCATCATCGAACGAACGGACGACGACGAGATGATCTCCAAAGACACCCAGGACTTCCTCAACGCCGGCTTCGCCGACATCAAGTCCGGCATCCGCCGCGAAGGGCGTGGCCGGCTCTACTACTGCCCCAACCCTCCGCCCGAGCTGCCGAACTACATCTGCATCTTCTGGGACCGAGACCCCGCCGACGGCCGGAACATCCTCTACGGCAACGCCGGCGAGCAGCAGGTCCGGAACTGGAACGAGGTGTATTACCAGACCGCCGACACCGTCGAGCAGGCACTGGCCGCCCCCGTCCGCTCCGACAAGTTCCAGGCGCTCGTCGACTTTGCGATGGGCAAGGACTCGGCCTTCACGAACAACCTCGCCTCGAAGTAGCCCCGCGGTGAGCGACGCCGTCCTCATCGCCATCATCGGCGCGATGCAGGCCCTCGGGGTGGCGGTCGTGTACGCGATGCAGCGGGGCCAGCGAAAGCGAACCGAGGCGATCCGCTACGAGATCACCAACGACCACGAGCAACCCCTACGCGAGGACATGGACGAGAAGCACGGCGCCATCGTGCGACTCATCCAGAGCCTCAGCGCAAGCCTCCGCTCCGTCGTGCGCGACGTCGGTGGGATCCGCGAAGACATCCGTCAGCTGCGGAAAGACCTATCCCACACCGACGAACGCGTCGACGAGCTCGAGCGCACCAGACCCCATCCAAATCGAACAGGAGAAACATGAGCAAGCAGCTCGCAGTGCCCGACATCATCAACAAGGGCCAGCGCGTCCTCCGCACCATCGTCCAGGTCGGCATCCCCAGCTTCCTGGTCTTCGCCCTCATCCTCCCGAACGTCATCACGGCGCTCGGCCTGCCCGTCGACTCGCAGGTGTACGTGACGCTTATCGCCTTCGCCGGCGGTGTCACGGCGATCGCCGGCGCGATCACCCGCGTGATGGCGATCCCCGCGGTCGACGTCTGGCTGACGAGCATCGGCCTCGGATCGGTGAAGAAGTCCGAGGCCCAGACGACCCCGGCAGTCGGGACACCCGCCGACCCGAATCAGCCCGCCGCAGGCGTCCCGCCCGCGGACGTCTGAGCCCCTTCCCCCAACCGTCTCCCCGAAGGAGCAATCCCAGCATGAACTCCGAAGCTCTCATCCACGGCGAGGTCCTCGTCGAGCTGCGCAACGAGGCCGGTGAGCTCCTCCACGAGGAGACGATCCACAACCTCATCACGTCGGTCGGAGACCAGATGTACGCGGCGCGCGGCGCCGGCATCGGTTCCCCTCCGGCGGCGCCCACCGGCATGCGCATCGGCACCGGCTCGACCGCTGTCGCGAAGACCGGCGCCGGCGCGGCGATCGTGACGAAAGTCACCGCCGGCAACCTCGCGTTCGACTCGACCTATCCGCAGGTGGCCGCCGGCGTCGCCACCTACAAGTGCACGTACGGGCCGGGCGTCGGCACCAGCGCCTCGGCGATCACCGAAGCCGTCATCGTGAACGACACGATCGCGACCGACACGGCCACCGCCGCGGCGAACACGATCGCGCGTGTGCTGATCTCCGGCGTCGCGGCGAAGGCCGCCTCGGACACGCTCACGATCACCTGGACGCACACACTCCTCGGTGCGTGATGACCTGCCCGGGCTGCGGGGCAGAGATCCCGCCCAGCAAGTTCCTCTGCAACTCCTGCTCTGACAAGGTGCCGGACTCCACGATCGTCACCATCGGTGCCGCCCTGGACCGTGACGACACCACAGCGGCGGACGCGGCGATCGCGTCCGCCGTCGCCGATCTCAACCCCTAACCCCGCGGCAGGAGGTGACCATGTCGGACTGGCTCAACATGGTCACCATCAACGTGGCCCGCAACGGCACGCTGACCCACACCGTCAACCCCTCGTCGACCGGTACCGTCGTCGCCGGCACGGCGTTCACGCCTACGGCAGGGCGCTTGCTCCTGGCGGTGGTCGAGGGCGCGGTCACTTCCACCCTCCCCAGTGGTTGGACTGCCCCGGCGAACGGCTCGGCGGTCGATCTCACCGGCCTATACGTCTGGTACCGCACCGCCGCCGGCTCGGACATGATCACGACCACGCACAACGGGACCAACTACCCGATCGTGGTGACGTTCTTCGAGTTCGCCTCCGGGTCCTCCTTCGTGAAGTCAGCCGCGTCAACCGGTGTCGCGAACAACGGGGCGAACGCAGCCCTCACCAGCCTCACAGGCACCAACTGGCTCGGCGCGGCGAAGGCCGTCGACCTCCCCAGCGGGAAGACGTACACAAGCTCGACATGGTCGGGAACGCCCACCCCTTCGAGCCTGGTGGACACCTCCGTCCTGTTCTCCTCCACCGACGGCTAC